TCTAAAAGACTCTCAGGAGTGGTTGTGATAGCTATATCAGAATCGATTTGTAGGGGCCTAGAAGGCCTCACACGCGATTTGTTTATAGCGATGGTACATAACCATGTATAGAGGCTACTATCGCCTTTAAACGTGTGTAAATACTTGTAAGCAGAGATGAAAGCTTCTTGTGTTATTTCCTCTGCTAATGCATTGTCTTCTACTCGTCTACGTACAACATAGAATACACGCTTCCAATACTTAGTAACTAAAATGGAGAAAGAACTCTCTCTCCCTTCTAGTGTTTCTGTTATTAGTAATGCATCAGATTTCACACACACCCGAACTACATGCCAACTGTTGAGCACCTTCAACGTTATCTGTATGCTCTGTAAATGCTTCCCAATCTACAGACAAAGGCATTGCTGCTAGAAGATGTTCATAAGTTTCCTTACTAATCTCTTCATATGGAGCTTGACGATAGCTACCACCGTCCCAAGGTAAAAAGCTAATACCGCTAATTTCATCAAAATGCTCCCATACCCATGCTCCTACAGCGGGCCAATCTTCTTCCTTCACTGAGATAGTTACAGAAGGCTTATGCTCACACCAATGACGTTGGTACATCAACCATAGTTGTAAGTGTGTAAAGCTATCTAGTGTATCTCTCGTAACACAACCACTAGGCGCTTTCATAGGAAAGCTAAAAATAGTTGTATCCAAAGGCTTCATTACATCCGGCTCGTTAGGAATTCCTTGGTTTTGTAAAAAGGCTGTAATAGGGTCTTTATTATCATTACGAACCCTACGAATATAATAATCACTGTGCCTAGCGTGAATCCCAGAAGCACTATCAACAAGCTGGCTAACAGTACCAGAAGGTTTAACGCAAGTGATCGCGGTTGATTGTTGAATTCCAAGCGCATCTGCAAACTCCTTATTAGTAACGATAGTTAGATCACGTAAACTCTCTAGCCTTGATGACAGACCCACATCCTTAACATCACATAGCAACTTACAATCTAAGATGCCAGTAATAGATACACCTAGCAAACGCTCCTCTTCAGTGTTCTTCTGCCAGACTTTCCGGAGATATGGGAAGTCTGTAAGAGTAGATTGAAAAGTTCCGAGGATAGTAGCAAGTCGCACTTTCCTGAGTAAACTTGCTTCGTCATCGTTTTCCCGGGCAACAACTTCAGTAAGGTTACAGAACTGATACGGCCTGAGAATGATTTCGGAGCAGGGGTTAGTTCCAAAATCATATCCGCTATCTCGTCTTCCCCCCTTAACAACTGTAGCCTTAGCTGCTTGTCGTGAGAAAATCCCACGTTCTCCACTATGAGATTGGTACAATGCCAACCACTCTGACATAAATTCCCCAACCGTAGGTCGTTCATTATAACTCGCACTATTGTTAGATAATGCTCGCTGTCCCTCACGCTCCCACCAATTTCCTGACTTAGCATGGCGCATCCGATCATCAGAGAGGTCTGATAGGCTAATCATAGCTGATCGACGTACACCACCGACAACTACGACTTCACCAATCTTACACATAATATCATGGCATTCTAAGCTGTTAAGCTTACGTCCTGCTGCTCCCTTAAACTTATTAGTAACAAACTCAAAGAGTTCTACTAAGGGCTTAGGGCCTGATGCTCGTCCACCAAACACCTTTAGCCGTGCTCCTGCTGGACGCACCTTAGATACATCCCACTTAGGAATCTCACCACTATACAGCAGAGCAATTACTTGACGTAGTGCCTTAGCCCAACCAGCCTTGCTGTCAGATACAGATACTGTTGTATCGCTCTTAAACATAAGACTAGGTACATCAGGAAGCTTATTAACATACTTACTCTCTACAGAGAAACCTACACCTGTACCGCATAGAAGGATGTACATGGCTTCATCAAAGCTCTTAACATCATCAATAGGTAGATAGCTACAGTTGTAGCCAGCAGTGTTATCACGATCTAGTGCCTCTCCTGCGGTCATAATACTACGCATAGACGGCATTACTTCGTGATTAGTAATGGCTGTACGTAGCTCATCAAACAAGTCTTGAGGCATATGGTAATGCATCTTACTGTCTAGATGCTTGTACATAAAATCCATATACCGATCTACTGTTTCATTCCAATGCTCACGCCTATTCTTCTTATCTAAGAAGCGGCTGTATCGGCTCTTAGCAATAAATGTCTGGTAACTATTCATATTTAAAGTTCGTCCACAAGTTCATCATTAAAAAAGGCAATCTCTACAATCCCTAGAGACACTACTACATATATACCGGGTGCAGGAGCAATGTCAAATCCTACAACAAACCCTGTAATAAAGTTAAAAGCTATTGTCATAGTACAATGTTATCCATGTACGAATTACTACGTAATACATTTACGTTATGTGCTGCTACATCATTCAAATCAAATCCGTAATAAGAACTAATTAAAGATGCTGCAAATAAAATCTTACCTAGTTGTTTCTTTGCATCTACATTATTAGTAACACTCTCAAGAAGGATTTCCTTTTGCATTAGCTCTACTAGTTTTTCTACCTCCATCGACAACAGTACGCTTAGATACTCTCGGTTTCCTAACGGGGATACATACTTCCCTACTAACTTCTGATACTCGCTTAGTTGCATCTTTTTCTTCCTTAGTTTTTACTGCATGACATGCTGAGCATAATACCTGTAAATTAATGCCCTCACAATACATACGGTTGATATACACATCCCATGAAACAAATCCTGTAGCGGGGTCAACAACAGGATTGATATGGTCTACTTGAACACCCTTAGCTGTAAATGCTCCCTCACATGCTGCACATCTATAGTGTGCTGCTAACTTACCAGACTTCGGATTGATACGCCTATCTATCAATGCTTCTTTTAATGTTTCATATTTAGGGGGCCAGCGTCTACTAGCTGAACGTAAGGCACTAACAATAAAGCTTCTGTATCGTGCCTCTGTCCATCTACCGTTATTCCTCACTAGCCTTCTCTACTGGAGAATACATCTCACACGTTTGATTACTAGTATCGTATGGAATGTGTGTGAAGTATGCTTGCCAATTAGGGGTTTTTGGTGCTGTAAACCTGTAGCAATTAGCTTTTAATGGGCATGGGCCACCATCACACATTGTTATATCTGCCATCTACAACCTCCTTAAATACGTTAGGGAACAATTCAATTAGCTTCTCACGACATTGTAAAGCAACTTCCCTATGTTCTTTCTGTGTACCAATGTCTGTACGAATATCAACATAGTGTAGCCAGCTACGCAGTGTACCATTCATGTAAAGCCTACTGATAGTAAGGCCTTCAGGTAATACCTTACGAGCAACTTCCTTAGCAATGCCACAGTCTAGGGCTGTCTTATATAGGTGCTTTGCATGAGATAACAAGACTGCCTGTTCATCACTCCACCACCGCATTAGCTCCCTATCATCACTTTCTAAACTACTCTGCCTATTCTTTTTATCCTGTAGCCGTAGCTCTGACTTCTCCCATTCAAAGGCTTCAGCATAACGTTGTGAGAATTCTTGAAAGCTAAAGCTACGATGACGTAAGATTTGTCGTGCAATGTCTCTGGTTGTCTCAATCTCCATACAAACATTGACCATCTCAAAGGGACTCCAATGGTTATTAGTAATAAGATATTTGACTAGCTTATGCTCCTCATCTGTCTTACTTTGTTGCGTAGGATTACTAACCCTAGCAATATACTCAACCATCTCTTCACCTTGTGGTGTTGCCCACATTACTTTTACTTTGCTCATATTCTTTTACCTGTTCTTTCCAATCGTTAGTCTTAGCGTTATTAATAACTTTCCTCTTACGCTGTTTACCAATCTTCTCCAACTCCATCGTCGGTGCTGATGGCTTCATACGATTCTTCTTCAGTGTTGTCATCTGCTACATAAAACTTATTATAATTGGATACTAAGGAATCAGGTAGTAGACGAATAATATCTTCTACCGTCAGTCCCAACGCAATAATTAACTCAACAGGATCATCGAAGTTCTCCTCAACAAACTGCTTAACCTTCCATAGTTTTTCTTCGTACTTCATACTTCCTCCTGAGATATTCTATAGAAAGAAACATCTCATCGAAATGCCCGTCTACAACTTCGTTAAGCATGACTAACCCACGCCAGTGTTTATTAGAAAGCTGATCCATATAGCTTTCATCGTGAAGATAATAGCTACCGGCAATAATAGCACATATGGATTGTCCATCGGCTCTCTTTCCGTATGCCACTTGCTTCCCTTGCTGATGCCCTGCAACACAAGACATATGCAACTTATTAATAATAGTTGCTGCACTACTAGCTGGCCTACCCATAGCTCCAACAGGCCAGTAATGATTAAAGCCAACACCGTTAATAAACACAGGATGAAGAAATTCATGTGTTTCCCAATCTTTAGTATACTCTAAATCATCTGTACTTAGTAAGCCCTCTAATGTAGGATTGTTATTAATAGCACGGTTGATACGGTTTTCATGGTTGCCCATAAGCATTACCATACGTGGCTTATATACTTTTTCCTTACTACTTTTTTGCTTTGCTTGCAACTCCCGTAATGGGAGAAGTAGTTTAGCCATTGCTTCTTTAACTACAGCAATATCTTTCTTATATCTAAGTCCTTCAAAATACTTGCTGCCTTTCACATCGTGTGTTGAAAGACTAGGCATATCAGCAAAGTCACCTATGTTAACAACTACATCAGGCCGGTAATCTACTATAGCATTACCAGCCCATGTTAGATGTTCTGTAGGTATACCTTCCTTAACTTGGCAGTCAGGTATAACTAAGATTTTCATTACTTATCTAAGCCTACGTTACTAGTATAGTCTTCTGCATCTGTATCGAACAGTTGATACGGAAAACCCATCTTCTCTTCTAGAGTACCGAAAGCAATCTCTAGCTTCTCTACAACATTAACATACCCTGTAGATTCTAAGAATTTTGCAAACGAATATAGAATAGGTTGCCAAGTAACATCATCAGAGAATTTTAAATTCTGAATGATTTCAATTGCTGGAAATTCCTCATCAATAAAAACTTCAGGCTCATCGTTTGATGACGTATAAACATATTGAAACTTACTCATCTAATTCCCCTTCAACTAAAAACATTTTTTTAATAGACCATGTACCAACAACTACATTATTACCTGTAGTTTTTGCACACATTGCTGAGTGTGCCCTATCTACAGTAGTAAATAGTTTAGGTGTCCTAGTGCTTTGAGCACAAATAAATGTACATAACACATCATTCTTAACAACATACATTTCCCTAACTACTTTCATACAACCTCCATTACTCTAGGTAAGTCTACAACTTCAACCAGAAATTCTGGGCCACTAGCATATAAGAATGTACGCATCTCAGGCCAGCATTCTTTCTTATAGTTACAGTAGGAACATGACGTACATAACTTCTTATTCTTACTTGTCTTGCTTGCAGGTACGCTATCAAACTTCTTTAGTATTGAAGGATCAGTTTGTGTAACACTATCTACTGCTGCTTCAGCTTGCATCTGGAACAATTGCTTATTAACTTCTATGGGATAGTAGTTAACATGCCCTAGTTCTTTTTGAATAGTGAGAAAGCCAGCAGTATTAAGATTAAGAGCAGTAGCATATCCATTTAGTTGTTGGTAGTAACCGAATGGATCATCTTGCAAACCATTCTTAAACTTTTCTTCTGAGAATTTAGTAACGCTTTTCACATCGACTACTGCGCCGTCAATCACAGCATCAATACGACCACGTACTATCCACCCATTACCAACTTCATAAACAGCACGTTCTTGCTTACTAGTAACACTGTGTCCTGCATCTTCTGCTACGTTCAACACAAGCTCTTCTAGGATATCTCCATAAAAGAATTTTAGTAGCGTCTTACCATCATACTTATTACCACTGTTAGGAGAGTTATATTTATACCACATTCTACGTGGACAAGGATCACCTACTTCACTGAAATACAACACCTTGTCTTCACGTACACGCTCTTCTTTATTAAACCATTTAGCATAGCTAATGTCAACTTTATTATTTGTAGTAGCAGGGGCTAGGCCCCCTTCTACTATTTTATAAATGTCCTCTACTAAAGTGTGTACTGATTTCATTCTGCTACCATTTGTGCAGCAGCTTCTGCATCTAAGTCCCCACACGAGTAGGCTTCAAACTTACGAGCGATACTAATAATAAAATCAGCAGCGCTATTAAGGTCGTCCATATCATCAGCAGCGAAGTGCGTCTTCAATAGGTTGACAGCGTTGGTTAATGAATTCTGCCGAACAATGGCACGATCACCATGTAGAGCAGGGATAGGAAACACCTTACTAGGAGGGCTGTAAGGGGCCTTCACTGGGCTAGCAGAAGGGAAGGCAGGGGTACTAGGGGCTGTGCCTCCAGCGCCCTTAGTGATTAGCCGAACAGATGCTAGATCAACGTTCTTACCATATGTACTCTCAGTGAATTGAAAGTCTACTTCATCACTAACAGCAAAGGTAGGCTTCTTAAACCCGTAGCTGAACACTTCACCGTTAGCCCGAATATTGTATACAGGCTTAGGGCCAAACTTTGTAGTTACTTCTTTAGTCGAAATGTTTTCAATAATGTAGCTCATATATATTCCTATAGTTCAGATTTATCTTGCCAATTAATACCAACTTCTACACCGACACTTAGCTTGCATGGAAAATCAATGTTGAAGAACTTCTTTAAGTATTTAGGAGCATCTTCTAATGTCTTCTTTGCAAGCATGGCTACATCATATACTAATTCTGAGGGTACGTCAAGCACTACGCTATCGTGTACGGTCATAATCAACAATGCTTTGTCAGCATATCCAGCCTCTTCTAATCTACGTAGTAGCTGTCCTACCATCATAGGTACAACATCCCCTGTAGCAAAGCCCTGAATGGGCCAGTTCTTTAGTTCTGTAGGGCTAAACGTTAACTCTCCTTTACGATATTCATTTGGATACTTGTTGAATACATAGTGCCTACCTGTAGGACTAGCATAGAAGT